AACAAAATTGAATGTGGCTGTACAGAATGTAAGTGCTAGTTATGACAACGCCGTACAAAAAGAAAAAGAATACTAAAAAACCTGGACGATATGTAACGATAGCAGGTAAAAAAGTCTATACAACAGACCCCAAAACTATTATTAGAGAAGAGACTATGGAAGCTATGGGCAAAGCTGTAGATAAAACAACTAAATTTTTTAAAGGTTTATTTAAATAACAATGGCTAACCCATCAACCTTATCAAGAGAACAAGCTAGTCAAGCTAGTATGATTCTTGAAAATCCGGTGTTTAAAGAAACACTACAGAACATAAGTAACAGACTAATATCCCAATGGACAATAGCTGATACTGTAGAAGAAAGAGAACTTTGTTGGATGAAGCTAAACGCTTTGAGTTCCGTTAAGGAAGACCTGCAAGCTTTTATACACAACGATAAAATTGAAAACGGAGAGAAATAATGAGTGAGGCACCGACTAATCCCGAAGGGGAAGTCAAACAGCCACAACTTAACATGTTCGATGTCATGTTTGGAAGTGAGAAAAGCACTAATCCAGAACAAACAATCGAAGAACCTACCATTGATGACTCAGAAGAGTATGAAGCTGAAGCCTTTGACGAGGCCGAAGAAGAAGAAGTTTCGGAAGAGTTTGAAGAGGTAGACGAGTACGAGATAGCTGACGAGGAAACTCCTACAGAGACCCCACAAGCCTACACTGTTAAAGTAGACGGCGATGAGTTTGAGGTTACACTGGATGAATTACGAGATGGCTATCAGCGGCAAGCGGACTACACCCGTAAATCGCAATCTCTAGCAGAGCAGCGTAAAGCTTACGAGGCTAATCTACAAGCGGTCCAAAACGAGCGTCAACAGTATTCGCAAGTTTTGGAACAAATGTCTCAAAATCAAAGCTACGAACTACAGCAGTTTGAGAACATTGATTGGAAGGAACTAAAAGACGACGATCCTATGGAGTACATGGAAAAACGTCTTGAGTACCAAGAGGCCAAAGACAGAGTAACTCAGCTGAATAACGAACGTGCCAGAGTGCAACAGCAGTCTCAGCAAGAGTTCAACGATATAGTATCTCAGAAGGTACAGCAAGAGGCAGAACTTTTAGCCAAAGCTTTACCGGAATACTCTGAGCCGGGATCGACGGTGAAAACCGATCTCAGAAACTATGCTCTTAGTCTTGGTTTTCCACCCAATGAAATAGATAGCATCACTGACCACAGGGTTGTAATGGTACTGCACAAAGCTATGATGCAGGACAATGCAGCTAAAGGGGTTAAGAAAGTTAAAGTTGCTCCCAAAGTTGTTAAATCAGGAACGCCCCAGACTAAATCACAAAGAGTCAAAAAGGTTGCCCAGGTTAAGCGAGAGAGATTGACGAAAACAGGCCATGCTAAAGATGCTGCAAATGTTTTTCTGGATTTAATCTCATAACCTTTTAGGAGTAAATACACATGGCACAGCCAACTGGTGTATATGTTACGTTTTCCTCCAAAGGTCTTCGCGAAGACTTGGAAAATGTAATTTACGATATTTCCCCGACTGACACGCCTTTCATGTCGATGGGCGGTCGCTCAGACGCGATTGCAGTCAATCACGAATGGCAGACTGATGCTTTGGCAGCAGCTGCTGATAACTTTAACGAAGAAGGTGCAACGCTGACGGCAGCAGAGCCAGCAGCTACCACCCGTGTAGGCAACATTTGTCAGATCAGTCTCAAGACGACTCTGGTATCTGGTACGCTTGATGCGGTTTCCAAAGCGGGCCGCAAGGAAGAGCTTGCTTACCAAATGTCCAAGCGTTCTAAAGAGCTAAAACGCGACATGGAACGTGCAATGGTTGGTGTCAACGTAGCTAAAGCTGCGATGGCGGCAGATACCACTGTTCGTAAGCTTGGTTCGTTGACCACATGGATCAATACCAACATTTCCAAAGCGTCGAATGCTTCTCAAGGAACTGGTGCTGGGGCAACTGCTCGTTCAGACGGTTCAGCCCGTGCTTTCACAGAGACGTTATTGAAGGCAGCGATTGTTTCGGCCTACGATGAAGGTGCTGACATTAAATATTTAATGATGGCTCCCTCTCAGAAGCAGACGTTTTCTAGCTTTGTTGGTGTAGGCGGTGCGAGCGGTGTTTCCAACTTCACCGATACAGCCGATCAGCGTATCATTGGTGGCATGGATGTCTATGTTAGTGACTTTGGCGAAATGGCCGTTGTTCCTAATCGCTTCCAACGCTCCCGTGATGTCTGGCTCCTTGACCCTGAGTATTACGGAGTAGCTTATCTACGTCCGTTCTTCCAGCGTGAAGTCGCTAGTACGTCTGATGGCGAGCAACGTGCAATCATCGCTGAGTACACTCTCGTAGTTAAGAACGAGAAAGCTCACGGTGCTGTCCTCGACTTGGCGTAATCTAATCAGGGGGAGGGGTAATTCCCTCCCTCTATTAGGAGTAAAAATGAACGATCCTATTAAAACAACATTTAAGTATGATCATGGTGAAGACAAGGTTATACTGAATAATGTACAAGACATACAGCCTATCATAGAGCTTAACAAAAAAGAACAGAACAATGATTCTATGTATGGCATTGGTGAGAACGCAACAGGTATGCGTAAAGTAGCCAGTATTCCTTTGGTGGTTATTGAAAAGTGGAAGCGTGAATTAGGCATCGATATTATGAATAAAAACGATTGGCCTAAAATTAAACAGCTTCTTAACGATCCTGAGAATAGATTTTTTAGGACTAATGAAAGCAAACTGTAATGGCTCTTTCTACGTTTTCAGAACTCAAAACATCTGTAGCAAACTACCTTAACAGGGACGATCTCTCAAGCGTCATCCCTGATTTTATAACGCTCACTGAAAATCGTATCAATAGAGAACTGAGAGCTAGAGCTAATGTAAGCAGGGTAACAACTACCACTACTTCTGGGACAGACCTTTACGATTTACCAGCTGATTTAATTGAGCTTAGAAGCGTCACCTATGTTTCAAGCAATAACAACACTTCTCTATCTTACATGACTCCAGAATCTGGAACTAGAGAATATGGCACTACTGCAAATGGTTCCCCAAAAGCATATTCCAATATGGGAAAAGCAATAAAGCTTAGTCCTACACCAGATGCAGCGTATACTATAGAGTTAATTTATTACAGCCAGATTGCTAGTTTATCAGACAGCAGGACTACTAATAATATTTTAGCAGAGTTTCCATCGTTGTACCTTTACGGTGCCTGTTTAGAAGGCGCTATATTCTTAAACGACTCTCACGAAATTACCAGATTTGATGCTATCTTTAACAGAACCTTGGTAAGCATTAGAGAGTCAGAAGAAAAAGCTAGGTATGGTGGCAATGTTATGACCATGACAGTCCAAGGCGATCCAGGTTCTCTAGTTCGTAGGGGTGCGTAATGGCTACTAAGTTCCCAGCTACAACAGTTGACGGTGGTGCGGGCATCAGGATTAGTAAAACCGGAGGTACTAATTGGGTTCTTGATAATTTTAATATTATACAAGAGGGAGGCGGAAATTTGCTAACTGAAAATAACAAATATATGTCTCGTCAAGAGTTTAAAAATGTAGTATGGACAACTGACGAAGCTACTGGCAATGGCTAAACAAATATTTGATATATCATCCAAGGCAGGAGCATTTTCCTTAAATAAGGATTTGTCTCCTTATGAAATGCCCCCATCGTTTTTTAGTGATGCTCAAAATGCTAGATTTGTAGATGGCAAAGCTGGTAAAATTTTAGGCCACTCTCAAGTTTTGGGAACACCTTTAGTGGCTCCATTGTGGGCTACTGATTTCCTACAGGGTAGCAATAGCCTTTGGATTTACGGAGGTGCTACGTCGCTGAACAAGATAACAGGCACAACCCATGCAGCTGTGACGCGCAGCAGTGGGGCCTACACTACACTATCAGGAACTTCCGATAGCTGGTGTGGTGGTGTTCTGGGTGGCGTATTGGTTTTAACAAATGGTCTGGACGTTCCTCAAAGTTTGACTCAAGCCGGTAGCGTGTTCACAGACTTACCTGATTG